TAACCATGCCTAAAGCTAATTTAGTTGAAAAGAGAATTAGAATGAGCAAAAGAGATATCATTAAGTATCAGCTTATATCTCATTCATTTATTAATTCTATATCATACAGCGAGGCTGAATTAGATTGTTTAACTCTACTTGGTGTATGTGGTGAAACTGATTTGTCTGAATTCTGTAACTATACAGTTGATGAAAATATCTTTAAGGTATCCCAAACTGCGCGTAACTTTCTTACTAAAGCTGAAAAAATGGATCTTATCCAAAAAAATGGAACAAGTAGAAAGAAGATAAAACTACGTGATGAATTACAAATTCAAACAGCTGGTAATATTGTTTTAGATTATAAAATCGTTCACATTGATACCAAAGAATCATAAACACTTTATTAAACCTACAGCAGATGAAACTGGTATTGATGAGATGCTTGTATCTGACGCTGTAGGTTTTTTCTATAGTGAGCTACGTAAATCATTAAATGATATTCAATCAATCAATGTAAAGATTGATAAACTTGGTACATTTAGGATAAAGAAAAAAGAGTTACACAAACTAGAGCTTCGTTTAAAAGGTCATTTAAATGCATTAGAATCACCTGAAACATTTAATCAGATGCGTATTAAAAAAGATGTAGAAGAAAAATTAGAAAGAGTAATGAAAGCATCTGGCTTTTTTACAGAACAGTATTATCGTAAACTTGAACATAAAGCTAAAAAAAATGGGTAGACTAAAAGATATCTGGACTAATAGGCATTTGATATTTGAAGGAGTATGGAATACAATCTTTAGAAAAAGATATGTTGAACGCATAGCAGCAGAAAGAATGGCTATATGCAATGAATGTGAAGAACTAGATGAAGAAGGAACTGAATGTGCTTTTACAGGTACACAACCATGTTGTTCAGAATGTGGATGTTCTTTAGCATATAAAACAAGATCTCTATCTTCTGCTTGTCCTTATCTATATTGGAGAGCATTAGAAGAAGATGAAGAAGAAAACGATTAAACTATAAACTATGACTTGGGCAACTTACGATATAAATGATGATGATGAAACTTATGCATACCACATTGTTCCTATAGATGACGATGAGATGCATGAACTTAAAAGAACATGTTCTTGTAGACCTAGAGCAAAAGCAGTTGATGATATGTCAACTTTAATAATTCATAACTCCTTTGATGGACGTGAAGGATATGAATTAGCAATGCAATTATTAACCCCTCCAGAAGATTAATTATGGCAATACAATTCACAGCAGCAGATCACAAATACCAAAGCATAAATCAAGACGAAAACATAAATTGGATAAGTGTAACAAGTGTTATCAGTTTATTTAAGAAAGAATTTGATAAAGAAGCACAAGCACTTAAATCATCTAAAAATAAACGTTCTAAATGGTATGGTCTTACTCCTAAAGAAATAATGGAGATATGGGATAAAAGTAATTCAGTAGCAATTGAATTAGGATCTTGGTATCATAATCAAAGAGAAGAAGATCTATTGTCATGTAATACTATTAGAAGATTAGGTATTGATCTTAATATAGTTAAACCTATAGAAGATAATGGCATTAAAGTAGCTCCTGATCAAAATCTTACACCTGGAATATACCCTGAGCACATGGTGTTTTTAAAGTCTGCAGGTATATGTGGACAGGCTGATAGAGTAGAAGTAGTACAGGATGTAATAGATATCTATGACTACAAAACTAATAAGGAGATAAAAACGCAGTCATTTACAAACTGGGAAGGTGTAAGTGAAAAGATGTTACATCCTATTGATCATCTTGATGACTGTAACTTTATTCACTATGCAATACAGTTATCTATATACCTTTACATTATGATCAAACATAATCCTAATCTAAAACCAGGTAAGATTATACTAGAGCATATAATATTCAAAAAGTCAGGAGTAGATAAATACGGCAATCCTGTTTATGAAAAAGATTCTGATGGAAATCCCATAGTTGATAAAGTAGTTCCTTATGAATTGCCTTATCTTAAAAAAGAAGTAACTAACATTATTAAGTATCTTCAAGCTAATCCAGAATTTAAAAATAAAAAGAAATGACAATCAAACTTTTTGAAGTTGAAAATGGAGTAGTAAAAGCAACAGAACACTGTTATACTATTAACTGGCTACATGATATCATGGTTAACTATCCTGATAATCATCTTAAGGTATATGCGTATATCTTCTATATGACATGTCCTAATCCAGAATTAAATCCATTTTTTAACGCTCCTGAAGATGATAAAGAAGATCTTATTGTAGAATCCATTGGATTAGATGTATCAACAGATGATGATTTAATTACACACGCTATAAAAAAATGTACTATCTTGTACACTACTCCAACATTAAGAGCTTATAATGGTATTGCAAAAATGTTAGATAACTTAAGTTACTATATGGAAACTGCAAACATTACTGCAGGTAGAGATGGAAACATCAATTCTCTCATAACTGCAGCTAAAAACTTTCAGGCTATTAGAGAATCCTTTAAAGGAGTACTCAAGGATCTAGAAGCAGAGCAAAGCAAAACATCGGTAAGAGGAGGCCAAAATTTAGGTTATGACCAGTTATGATCCAGAATATGTAATCCCTACATGGGATAATGGTGAATGGACAACAATGTCCTTTGATACTAGATCAGATTTTATAGAATTCCTACTTCCTTTATTTAAAGAACCAGGTAAATATGAATTTGATGAAGGTGCTTTAATGTTTAATGAACAAGCGCGTAAATTCAAAGAAAATGGTGAAGTGTACTGTCTTGCTCCTTATATGAGTAAAGACTTTATTAACTATTGGAATGATCAAAAAGATAAATGCCGTAAAGGAGCAATATTTAAAAATGGAGAAAAAACTTGGTACTTACCACGTGACTACTATATGTGGCTCAATTTCCTTCCAATATTTGATAAGGAGAAAAAGAACTTTGACTTCGCAGGTATCCGTGATGCACAATATCACATGGCACTATATGAGTGCTTAGCAGAGTTAAACTACAAACACGCATCTATATTAAAGAAACGTCAGATAGCTTCTTCATATTTTCATATGGGTAAGTTTATAAATCAGATATGGTTTGAACCTGGGGTTATCTTAAAGCTAGGAGCATCACTTAAAGACTATATAGGTCTAGAAGGATCATGGAAGTTCTTAGATGAGTATCGTGCATTCCTTAACTCTAAGACAGCATGGTATAGACCAATGAATCCAGGAAAAGTATTAACATGGCAGCAGAAGATTGAAGTAACAGAAAATGGACGTAAGCAAGAGAAGGGTTTAAAAGGAATGTTACAAGGTATGTCTTTTGAGCAATCTGATACAAAAGGTGTAGGGGGTCCTTGTTCTTACTTCTTCTATGAAGAGGCAGGTATTGCTCCTACAATGGATAAAACATTTGAATACTTAAGACCAGCAATGCAGTCAGGAGAAATAACTACAGGTCTTTTTATTTGTGCAGGATCTGTAGGTGATTTATCTCAATGTAAACCACTAGAAGAATTTACTAGAAAACCTGATGCTAATGGCATGTATGCTGTTGAATCTAATCTTATAGATGAAACAGGTCTAGTAGGTAGAACAGGATTGTTTATTCCAGAACAATGGTCAATGAAACCATATATAGATCAATATGGTAATTCACTTGTAGAGTCAGCTGTAGCAGGTATGTTACGTATTAGAGAAGAATGGAAAAGAGATTTATCTCCTGAACTATATCAGTTACGTATATCTCAGCATCCTATGAACATTAAGGAAGCATTTGCATTCCGCGATGAATCAATATTCCCATTGCTACTTGTAGGGGCACAAAAAAGAAAGGTAGAAGACAAGGAGTATCCTTATGAATTTATTGAACTTGAAAGAATGCTAGGTGGAGGTATAAATCCTAAACCTTCACGTAGACAACCTATAATGGAATTTCCTGTAGATAAGAAGCGGGAAGATAAAAAAGGAGTACTTGTTGTTTATGAAAGACCTGTTCCTGACTCTAAATGGGGTACATATTATGCATCTATTGACCCTGTAGGTGAAGGTAAGACTACTACATCTGAATCACTTTGTTCTATATATGTATACAAAAATCCAGTAGAGGTAACCAGAATTACTGATAAAGGAGTAGAGAATCATGCAGAAGGAGATTATATAGTAGCATCATGGTGTGGTAGATATGATGACTTAGGTAAAACACATGAACAACTAGAGCTTATTATAGAGTGGTACAATGCTTGGACTGTTGTAGAGAACAACGTTTCTTTATTTATTCAATACATGATTGAAAGAAGAAAGCAAAAGTATCTTGTTCCTAAAAATCAAATTGTTTTTCTTAAAGACATTGGAGCTAACAAAACTGTATACTCTGATTATGGATGGAAAAACACAGGTACAATATTTAAATCGCATCTATTAAGTTATCTTATTGGCTGGTTAACTGAAGAAGTTAGTCAAGAAACAGATAGCGATGGTACAGTAACTAAAGTAACATATGGTATAGAAAGATTACCTGATTATATGGCTTTAGTAGAGATGGAACAATATAGACCTGGAGTCAACGTGGATAGATTAGTTTCACTAGCAGCACTCATTGCATTTGCTAAAGTTCAGCAGTCAAATAGAGGATACTCAAAACGTGTTGATGATACAAGGACTAAAAACTTGCATATGTCAGATAATTTATATAAATTAAATAGTACCCCTTTTAGGCACATGGGCAACAAAAAAGGTGGCATATCTGGAAACAGATTACCTAGAATACCATATAGAAAATTAAAATAATGGAAATATTAAACGCACTCCAACTCAAGAAAGGTAAAAAAGCTGAATATAACCGCTTAGGTAATATTACTCAGCCCCTTCAATTCTTACCTGTAAAGGATAAAGATGATGATTGGGCAGCATGGAATATGGACTGGTTAGAATGGCAAGGTCTTAAGCAGATACGCAGAAATGCGCGTAGGTTAATGAAAAACTACAAACTTGCTAAAGGCATCATAGATAAGACTGATTATCTAATGGAAGATGATAATGAGTACAGAGACATTGTTGATACTCTAGGTAGAGATTACCCTAACGCTCTTGAGCTTAAGTTTTATCCAATCATTCCTAATGTAGTTAAAGTACTTACAGCTGAATTTTCTAAAAGAAACACGAGAGTAAACTTTAGAGCTGTAGATGAGTATACCTACAACGAGATCATGGCAGCTAAACAATCTGACATTGAAAAATCATTAATGCAGCAAGCTGAGCAAAAATTAGCTGCTAAAATGATTGAGATGGGAGCTGATCCTAATGATCCTGAGATTAAACAAAAGATGTCTCCTCAAGCTATTAAGTCACTTCCTGAAATTCAAAAGTTCTATGCTAAAGATTATATCAGTCTTTGTGAAGAGTGGGCATCTAAACAACACCTAATAGATGAAGAGCGTTTTAAAATGGATGAGCTTGAAGAAAGAGCATTTGAAGACGCACTAATTACTGATAGAGAATTCTGGCACTTTAGAATGTTAGAAGATGATTATGATATTGAATTATGGAATCCAGTTCTTACATTTTACCATAAGTCTCCTGATGTACGTTATATATCTCAAGGTAACTGGGTAGGAAAGATAGAAATGCTTACTGCATCAGATATCATTGATAAGTATGGTTGGATTATGTCTCAAGAGCAATTAGAATCTGTTGAGGCTATTTATCCTGTAAGATCTGCTGGTTACCCTATACAAGGATATCAAAATGATGGTACATACTATGATGCTACTAGATCTCATGACTGGAACGTTAATAGACCTTCTCTAGAGTACAGACAGTTTACATCTATGTATGATAACTTCGTGTATAATGGAGGTGATATCATTAACTGGATCATGGGTGAGTCAGAAGACTACTATGATATGGGTACTGCGCATATGTTACGTGTAACAACTGCATATTGGAAGTCACAACGTAAAGTAGGTCACCTTACTAAGATAGATGAAGATGGATCTGTAGTAAATCAAATTATAGATGAGCACTATCAAGTAGTTGATAAGCCAATGTATGATACTACATTCTTTAAGAATAAAACAAAAGACAATCTAGTATTTGGTGAACATATAGATTGGATATGGATTAACCATACATATGGTGGTGTTAAGATTGGTCCTAACATGCCATCATGGTGGGGTATGCAGAATCCTGGAGGTATAAATCCAATGTACCTAGGTATTATGCAGAACAGAATTAAACCAATGAAGTTCCAATTTAAAGGAGATAGTACACTATACGGATGTAAGCTTCCTGTAGAGGGAAGAGTATTCTCTGATAGAAATACAAAGTCTGTAGCATTGGTAGATTTAATGAAGCCATTCCAGATAGCTTACAACATAGTAAACAATCAGATAGCAGATATCCTAGTAGATGAAATAGGTTCAGTAATAATGCTAGATCAGAATACTCTACCACAGCACTCATTAGGAGAAGACTGGGGTAAAGGTAACTTAGCTAAAGCATATGTTGCAATGAAGGACTTTGGGATGTTACCATTAGATACTTCAATCACTAATACAGAAAACGCTCTTAACTTCCAGCACTTCCAGGTATTAAACCTAGAGCAAACACAAAGGATGTTATCACGTATTCAGTTAGCTACATATTTTAAGCAGCAAGCATTTGAAGTAATAGGTATTACACCACAACGTTTAGGACAGCAACTAGGTCAGACTAATACTGCTACAGGTATAGAGCAAGCTATTGCAGGTTCATATGCACAAACAGAAAATTACTTTACACAGCACTCTGATCATCTAATGCCACGTGTACATCAGATGCGCACAGATCTAGCACAGTATTATGCATCTAGCAATCCTTCTATACGTATGAAGGCAAGTACTTCTAATGATGAACGTATTAATTTTGAAATCAATGGTACTGATTTATTAATGCGAGATATAAATGTATTCTGTTCTACTAAAGCTAATCATAGAACAATCATTGAACAGATGAAACAACTTGCTATATCTAACAATACATCAGGTGCTTCTATTTATGATCTAGGACATATCTTACAGACTGACTCTATGGGTCATCTTAATAACATCTTAAAAGAGATTGAGAACAAACAAACTCAACAAAAACAAGAAGAGTATGCTCAAGCTGAGAAGATGAAACAGATGGAACTTGATGCTATAGCACAAGAAAAAGCTGCTGAAAGAGAATTTGAAACAACAGAAGCAGAGAAGAATAGAAGAAAAGATCTTCTTGTTGCTGAAATTAAATCTTCTGGATATGGAGCTATGCAAGATTTAAATCAAAATCAACAATCTGACTTTGCTGATCAAATGGAAACAATGAGAAAAACCAATGAGTATCAGGAAACTATAGGATTTGATAGAGAAAAAGAAGTAAACAAAAACAATCAGTTTTCTCAAAAGATGAACTTAGAAAGAGAGAAGATGGATCATCAAACTAACATAAAGCAGATGGACATGGACATAGCTCAAGAAAACAAAAACAGATTTGATGTTGCACCTAAAAAACCTTCTCAAAACAAAAAGAAATAGTTATAGCTATATAGTAAAAAACTTTTAAATATATAGTTCTATATTATTAAATATATGATGTTTAACTTATTAAATTTGCTTATATTAATAGTAAGTCAATTACACAAAACCAACAATTATGGCTGATGAAAACACAAATGTCCAGGAGATAGAATTTGATAACCTGGAAGATTTGTTAGGAGTAGGGAGTGAAAGCATTATGGTTCCTAATTCATCTACAACGGTAGATGATGCTAAAAAACCAGGTATCTTTTCTTCAACTACAACTGACACAACGTTCCTTGACAAACCAATTGCTAATGATGCTACTGCAGCAACAGAAGCAGTTACTGGTGAACCTGCTGCTACAACTGAAACACCTTCTTTAGAAGATTTAAATCAGTTAATAGAAGAAAGCTTTGTTGATGATCCACAAAAAAATCCTGGTGGTAGACCATCACTTACTAAGGATGTAATGATTGAAACAGCAAACAAACTAATTGAAAAAGGTTTGATGTTTCCTTTTGATGATGGAAAAAAGCTAGAAGACTATTCACAAGCTGATTGGGAAGAACTACTTGAAGCAAACTTCAATGAAAGAGAAGAGCGCTTATTGGAAGAAGTTCCAGCTTCTTTTTATCAGAGTCTTCCACAAGAATTACAAAAGGCTTATGAGTATGTAGCTAATGGTGGTACAGATTTAAAGAATATGTTCCGTGCACTAGCAGCTGCTGAAGAAGTAAAACAACTTGATGTTAATTCTGAAGGAGGACAAGAAGACATTGTAAGAGCTTATTTACAAGTAACAAAGTATGGTACTCCTGAAGAAATTGAAGAAGAAATCATTGCTCTTAAAGACAGAGGTGATTTAGAGCTTAAAGCAGGAAGATTTAAACCACGTTTAGATCAGATGCAAGAACAAGTTATTCAACAACGCATTCAACAGCAAGAAGAAACTAAACGTAAACAAGAACATCAAGCTCAACTTTACCAAGATAATGTTTATAAAGCATTAGAAAGAGGTGAGCTTAATGGAATGAAATTAGATAATAAAGTACAGAATATGCTATTTTCAGGGCTAGTTCAACCTAATTATCCATCTATCAATGGTAGACAAACAAATATGTTGGGTCACTTGCTAGAGAAATATCAATGGGTAGAACCACGTCATGACTTAATTGCTGAAGCACTTTGGTTACTTGCTGATCCAGATGGATATAAAAGTAAACTAAAGGAGAGTGGTGAAAGAGCAGCTGTAGAAAAAACTGTTAGGCAACTAAAAACAGAAGAGGCAACTAAGATAAGTTCTTCTACTCCTGATGAGCAAGATGATAGATCATCAAGACAAACTGCAAGTAGAACATTACAAAGACCTAAAAAAAGCTTCTTTGGAAGATAAATAATAAATTAATAATTAACAAACAAAAACAAATCACAAATGGCAACTCCAGTTTTAAACAATGGTATATTCCTACGTGACACGCAATACAATGCGTCATCTCACGTAGATTCATACCACCTTGTAAACATGCTGAAGGATGCAGAACCTATGGATTTAGGTCCTGTAGACATTTGGGCTATGACTCAAAAAGTTGAAATGCCCCTTTATCAAATGTCATCCTTTGGTGGTAAAAATGTTATCAACGTTGATAATGTAAGAGGAGAGTACAAGTGGCAAACACCTGTAGCTCAAGACCTTGCTTATATCATTGAAGATATCGAACCTCTTAACCTTGCAAAAGGTGTTGATGGTACTACATTTAAACTTAAGCTTAATAAGCGTGAGTTTGGACATGGTGACATCATTACTTATGACAAGTACAACGGTGTTGAGATGTACATTGTACCTGAAGAAGATATCCTTCCTATTGGAGATGGATTCATCTACACAGTACAACTTGTAAACAACGACAACTACAAGTTCTTGGATAATAAGTACTTGGCTAATGGTACTAAATTCTTCCGTAAAGGTTCTGCACGTGGAGAATATGGTGAAAGATTCTCTGATATTCAGACTAAATCTGGATTCCGTGAATTCTACAACTACGTAGGTGGTGCAGAAGCTCACGTACATTACTCTATTTCATCACGTGCTGACATGATGATTAAAGGAGGAATGAATGCAGATGGTACAGTTCCTGTAACTGAAATCTGGAGAAACTTTGACAAATCTATGGATCCAGCAATCTCCAACATTGAGGATATGGTTGCTAAGATGGGTAAAGACTATGTTAAGCGTGCTATTGGAAATGGTGACTTGTCACGTACTTTCTTAACTTCTATGGAAGCAGCTCACTTGACTAAGATTGCTACAGATATTGAAACTTACTTAATGTGGGGTCATGGAGGTAGATTACGTCAAGATGGTCCAGATGATCTTAGATTATCTGTAGGTCTTTGGAGACAGTTAGATAGCTCTTTCAAAAGAGTATACAACAAGTCTAGCTTCTCTTTAGAGTTATTCCGTTCTGAGCTTTATAACTTCTATGCAGGTCGTGTAGAATTCCAAGGTCCAGACCCTAAGCGTCAACTTATAGTACAAACAGGTATTGGTGGAATGAGAATGGTTAATGAAGCTATCAAACGTGAAGCTGCATCTTCTAACCTTTCTATTCTTGCTGCTGATATTGGTGCAATCACTAACAAAGGTATGGATCTAGGATTTGGATTTGCATATACTAGCTATATCATCCCATTCCTTGCTAACGTTAAGTTTGTTCTTAACCCAGCATTTGATAACATCCACACTAATGATATTGAGAACCCAATCATTGATGGTAACCCATTATCTTCTTATTCATTCATTATCTTTGATATCACTGATAACACTAACGACAATATCTATTTGTTGAAGTTATCTTGGGATAATCAATTGAAATGGTGGTATCAAAATGGTACTATGGACTATATGGGACGTAGCCAAGGATTCCAATCTTCAGGTCAGTTTAATGGTTATAGAGTTTATATGACTCAAACTATGCCAGCTATCTGGGTTAAAGATCCAACTAAAGTTCTTAAAATTGTTATGAGAAACCCTATCACAGGAGGATCATTCTAATATGTCAAAACTAGGGAGGGGTTAACGCTCCTCCCTTTTTATTTTACAAACAAAAAACCAACAGAAAATGAGTATTACAATAGTATCAAATGGGCCTTCAGCAACAGGACCTGTTTCAATTAAACCAGTAGTTAATCCTGATGCAGATAACATGGGATTGCAGAACTACAACTTAAGTTTATTTCCAGGAACATTTCAAGAAGAGCAGTTAGCTTGTCTTGAAAAAAATGGAGTTAAGCGATGGATTACAGGTCTTAATGAATTTGCTCCTGAAGTAAAGAACATTAAAGATCCTGAGCATAGAGCAGCAGTTATAAAAGATATTCGTGAAACAGTATCACAATTAGAAAAAGAATTAGCAGCTAACTACATAGACCCTACAGATGAAGATTTTTGGGCTAAAGTAAAATTGTTAAGACCAGATAATGATGATTTTTGGACTAAGATAACAGTAAGATGTGGTAATGAACCTCTCTTCTTAAATCCAAAAAATGATCCTTTTGATCTTATTAAACTTAAAGCTATAGAAGCAGGAGCATTCTCTATAGTAGCAAAAAGCTGGGAAGATGCACAAAGTATGTCACGTCCCCCTAAATTCTATCTAGATAAAACAATTGACTCAGTAGCATCAAGAACACAAACTAAAAAGCTGCGTAATAAAGCTCTTAGTGAACTTGATAAACTATATAATAAAAACATCAATAAACTTATGTATGTATGTAAGATTGTTGATGCACATAGTGCACAGTACAAGAAGTCAACACCTATTGATATCATGTATGAAAACATGGATGCATATATTAATGGTGAAGGAATTGAAAGAAATGAACTGCGCGCAGCAGAAACTTTCATGAAAGCTACAGAGCTTGACATGGAGTCATTGAAATTAAAAGCACTTGTAAAAGATGCTAGCTTCTATAAAGTACTAGCACCTAGAGCAGATGGAATGATTTACCACATACCTACTACAACAATGTTAGGACGTAATGCATCTGAAGTTGTTGAGTATTTAAAAAATCCACTAAATGAAAATATTTTAGTAGAAATTTTGAATACTATAGAGCCTATGTGGAATGAATAATGTATATTATAGTATAAACGTATATATAAAATTATGAAAGCAAATAATGAAAAGGTAGTAGCATCTAAAAAAGCTACAGGGCGTGTAGGAGGTACTAACGCACCTGTATACGCTGAAAAAAATCCTACTCGTTATACAGGAGGAAAAAATGCTGGAGCTATTCCTAAAAAAGGTCAAGGTAGATAATTTTTTAGTTATGAAAAAAAAATTAGCATGTAAATCTTGTGGTGGTGCTACTAAGATGAAAAATGGTGGAGAAAAACCTAAAAAGTCATTTCAGGAAAGACGTAATGATAAAGCTGTTGCTCAAGGTTATCCAAGCTTAGCTGCTAAAAAAGACAGTAGAGCTCAAAACGCTATCACATGGTCTGGCATTGGGTCATCACTCCTTGGTACGCTAGCGTTAGGTAAAGAACTTTTTGAAAAGAAAAAAAAAGGTGGAACCACTAAACGTAAGGTTAAACGGTGAAATCTATTAAAAATAAAGCAGCAGTAGCTAGCCCTAGAACACCTAGGGCTTACTCTGCTTCTAAGAAAGCTGCTAATCAATTTGTCAAACCATTTAAAAAAGGTGGAACAACTGTAGTAGCTGGAGGTGAAAAACATATAGTCTATAAGAAGACTACAAAAAGAGGTGAAGGAAAGATTGGTAACATTATGGTTAACCATCCTACTAAAGATAAAGGTCAGTGGGATACAATAGATCTTACTGCAAAAGGAAGAGCAAAAACTGTTAAGCAAGGTGTTGCTGCAACTAAAAAATGGCATAAAGACAACCCTGATTATAAGTACAATGGCAAAGGAAATGCTAAAAAGAAAAGACGGTAGTACATCTCAAAGAGGACTTTGGGATAACATCCGTGCTGCTAAAGGTTCTGGAAAGAAACCTACTAAAGCTATGTTGAAACAAGAGAAGAAGATTAAAGCTTCTACTAAAAAGAAATAGTAATGGCAAAGACACCAGCATGGACTCGCAAAGAAGGCAAAGATCCCAAAGGAGGATTAAATGCTAAAGGAGTAGCTTCATACCGTAGGGAGAATCCAGGTAGTAAGTTACAGACTGCTGTTACTACAAAACCTTCTAAGCTTAAAGCTGGAAGTAAAGATGCTAAGAGACGTAAGAGTTTCTGTGCTAGAATGTCAGGGGTTAAAGGCCCTATGAAAGATGAAAAAGGAAGACCAACAAGAAAAGCTCTTTCTTTAAGAAAATGGAATTGTTAATTTAATTTATATAATGATGAAAAAGGTTGTTAAAAAAGCTGCTACAAAAATGAAAGATGGTGGAGATACCGCTAAATTCTATAAAACTAATAGAAGAGGTAACTCTAAAGAAATAAGTAGGGAAAAGTATTTTAATAAAGTCATGAATATGAGTAAACCTGGCCGAAGTACAACTACTGTAACAAACAATCCTGAAACAACAAATTATGTTTATGATGAAAAAGATAGTTATCCAATAACTTCTCCTGCAAATACAACAGTAAGAACTACTAAAACAAAAGGTTTTGGAAAAGGTAAATCAGTATCACGGGTAGATCCTTTAGAAAAACAAAAGAAAGGTGGAGCTATAAAAGCTACAGCTAAAAAACCTTTACGTAAAGCTCAAAATGGTACTTCTGTTGGTAGTGATTCACTTCAAATATATAATACGAATCCAAACTTTAGTTATGATACATCTTCACCGCAGGTTTTTAAAAAACCTATTGCGCCTAAAAAACCACAAACTGGAAGAGGTTCAGGTATGGGAAGAATGTATATGGATGATATGTCAAATTCATTATCTGAACAAAAAAAAGGTGGTAGTATTAAAAAACCTAAACTAGGTTCAGGAGAAAGATTTAAAGCTCTTTCATCTAAGATTCAAAAAGCTGGTAAATCAGAAGATGCTGCTAAAGCTATTGCTGCTGCTATAGGACGTAAGAAATATGGTAACAGTAAGTTTCAAAAAATGGCTGCTGCAGGTCGTAAGAAAGGATAATACTTAAATTTTATAATTATGAACAAACCTAAAAAAAACCTTAAACCTGCTACTCAAAAACAAAAACTTGAGTGGACCATGAAGCATGGAACTTTTTTAGATAAAGTTGGTACAGGAATGAAATTGGCAATAGGCAAACCTTTGAAAAAAGGTGGCTCTGTTAAAAAGAAATCTAAATAATAATGAACAACATCACTATACAACTTAAAGTAAAGGAACGCCTTAATAAGCTTGATAGCCAAGATTTTGATAATCTTCAGGCATGGCAAATTATTGAAGCCTTTAATAAAGGTCAAGTAGATTGGTGTCGTAGAAACCTTCATGGTAATAACTTGTATAAAACAGGTGATGAAGGATCTAAAAGAAGAATAGATGACATGCAGATACTATTATCTGAAGTCAATATTAATCTTGCTAAGAAAGATCTTTATTTTGAATCTCCTGCTTTACCTGCAGATTACTTTGAATGGAAAAGAATTAGCGCAAGATCTAAAACAGATTGTTGTGATAATAGAAGAATGGTTATCTATTTAGCAGAAGAAGCAAACGTTGATACTTTATTAAGAGATCAGTATAAGAAACCTAGCTATGAGTGGGGTGAAACATTTTGTACACTTAATGGAGGTAAGGTAAGAATCTATACTAACAATGAGTTTGAAATAGCAAGTGCTAAATTGACTTATTATAGACAACCTAGATATATTCAAATTGCTGGTGTAGTAAATCCTTACACCAATATTGTATCAGCAGTAGATGTAGAGTCTGAATTTAAAGATGATATAGTAGAAGTATTAATAGACGAAGCAGCTAAAATAATAGCAGGAGATATAGAATCTATTAATCAAATAAGTATACAGGATAACTCTGTAGAAAATAATAACTAATTATATGGAACAATCACGCATATTAAAAAGAAACCCTGAGCCTGCAAAAACAATAAGCAGACCACAGGCTCCTGTTGAACAACCTAAACCACAACCTACGTCAGATGCAGGAGTAGGCGGTAGTTCTTTAGATAACATGGTAGCTGCTTGTGCTATGGAGCTAATGAATGCTAGAAACAGTTTTCATAAATTACATTTAAAAGTTACTGGAGAAGGATCTTATGCTGCACATATAGCAATAGGAGATTTCTATGATGGTTTACCAGGACATGCTGATACTCTTGTAGAGGGATATCAAGGAGTATCTGAAAAAATTCTTGTATGTAAAGATGTTGCATGTAGAACACTTGATACAGTAGCAGATGGTGTAGCTTATCTAAGAGACATCTATGCTATGATAAACAAACTACAAGGTATGTTACCTTATTCAGAAATAGTAAACAATCTAGATTTAGTAAAGGACAGCATCAACTCTACTAAATATAAGTTACTTTTCTTAAAATAAATTTGGATATTAAGAATCTAATTCTTATATTATATATGTATATTTTTATTTATTAACAAAAACAAAAAACAATGGCTTATTTTAATCACGCGTTTAAGAAAACGTTTTTAGCTACTGGAAATGATTACACTAGTGAAACTTTTTCTGATCCTGTAACAGGAGGTACTTATACTATCTCTACTGACAATGGATACTTGACAACTTCAGGTGTACCAACTTACATGTTGAATGTATTGTCTCAGGCTCAAGAGCAAACACCTTATTCAAGTCCAACTAGCTTATCTACATGGACAAGTGGGTATGTAGGATTCTTTGATCCTAAAACTAACTTGTCATACAATGGTCCAGAAGGATGTTGTAACATTTATCTTGCAGGTTCTGCAATTTATACTAATGACAAAATTGGTCCTTTTCATGGTGGTTATACAGAGACTAACAAGTCTAAAATGATTAACCCTAAGTATGTACAAAAATTCTACCGTGTAGATCCATGTGAACCACAAAATGAAGTAGTACACGTAGGTTCTACATTCTGGACTGCAGGTGGTGGTGTTGATGGATATACTGTTGATACTGCTGGAGTAGGATATACTAACACTGCAACTAGTGTAGTTGCACAAACTGTAGCTTCAACAGGAACAGGAACAGGACTTACTTTGTTTATTACTGTTGCTGCAGGTGTACCTACTGTTCAATCTATTGCTAGCCTTGGTAAAGGATATGAAGTAGGTGATCTTGTAGAAGTTTTAGATTGGGATGGTGCTACACCAGGTACCCTTTTAGTTCTTGAAATTACTTCAGTAAATGCTGCAGGTTCAAACTATGTAGTTGCTCCTGGTGATTGTTGTAAAGAATTCTTGTGTGGTGAAACTTACTACCTACGTGTAGATATTAAAGGATCTCCTGCACTTCGTTTCTTAAATCACAATGCATACTATACTGCTGAAGCTTACACAGGATGTTGTCCTGCAGGAGCTATTGCTCCAACTGCAGTAGATTCTACTGAAGTTATGATTCTTTGGGCTAATGCACTTCTTCGTTATGAACTTACAAGACCATTCTTGCAAATTATTATCCAAGATGAAGCTGGTGTTTTATGGTACCAACCAGGAACTTCTGCTGCTGACTTAGCTATTTTAGGTGGTAATACTTGGGATAACTATGTATCTCCAGGACATACACTAGGTGCATGTGCAGGTATGATCTTTAATGGTGCTTATGTAGATACTAAATTTGGAGATTGTACTTTCCAAGTAACTGACTTCTTTGAGAAGCAACCAGTTAAAATTTTCCCATCTGAAGTTGATTACACTGGTGATCCTTGTACTTTTGATGGTATTTGTGCAGTTATTGAGTGTGAAGGTACACAAGCACAAGGTCTTGGTGAGCAAGTTCTACGTGATGTTATTCTTTCTGAATCTTACCGTCAAAACTTCTTTGCAAGTAATGACCTACGTATTCGTGAAATTACTCAAGGTAACCAATTAGTATCTGCAATCAATCGTAATGCATTGTATACTAAATACTACTTGTTGCATAGCGTTCCACGTTTTAATAACCCTACAGGAACATTTGACAATGATCGTTATTTGTTAGAAGTTGTTTCATTAGATCCGTTGAATTTATTCCAAAATAATGTAATTGACTGGTTAGAAGGATGTAACAATGATTGTGCTTTTGAAGAGTTTACATGTTTAACAGAATGTTCTTCAATTACATTCCCTCCAATTCCACCAAAAAGAGGATAGGATTTAATTAATAATTATCAATCTAGAGAAAAGGGGAGAAGGGTTTCATACTCCTCTCCCTTTTCTTATTAAATTAGCATATGGCAAATCACGTATTAAGTTTAGAAGTTCCTGATGTATTAAATACATGTATCATAAAGTTATTTGATACAAGCGTATATGCAACAGGTATGCCTGTAGTATGTCCTACATTAGATATTACTGTACCAGGATTTAATTACGCATCAGAAATTTCTGTAACTCCAGGATTTAATCTTACACTTACAGCTTGTGATTTAGGATTACAATCAAATGGATGTGATACATCTGAATATGCTAATCTACCAGATGGCGTATATATTATTAAGTATAGTGTTTCTCCTAATGAATTTGTTTTCGTAGAGTATAATCATCTACGCGTTACACAAGCACTTAATAAGTATTATAATATTCTTTGTGAGCTAGATGTAGCAGATTGTGATCCACCTGCTCATGTAGAAGAAAAATTAAACGCACTGCGTAGAATTAAAACATTCCTAGATGCAGCTAAAGCTAAAGTAGAATATTGTCATGAACCTGATAAAGGTATGCGTATCTATAACTATGCTTTGAAGCTTCTTAATAAAATGAATTGTACAAACTGTTAATCATATAAAACCAACAAATATGGCAACGTGTTCTAATTGTAAAAAAAGTTTATCCTGCGGGTGTCAGAAGAGAAAAGCTTCTGATGGTAGAGAAGTATGTACTAACTGTATAGGAGCTTATGAAAGAAAGGTAAAAACAGTTTTTACTGCTATACCAAAACCTTCAGCTCCTAGTCAAGACAAGCCTGCTTCTAAACAACCTGCATCATGGGATAACTGGTTAAAGAATTTTGATACTAAAAAATAATGGCACAATACTACGCATATTCTCCTTGTCCTAGTGGACCAATAGAGTTTTATTCTAATGTAGCACCTACTAGTATAGCAAGTAATGCTGTTAAATTTACATCAGGTGTACCTGCTGAATATATAGGAATATGTTATAAAGTATCATTAGTAAATATAAACACTATACCTGCGCCTCCTCCTCCTTCACCTTTATACAATATAAATTGGATATCAGCTGATTATACAGTTTCTACTAAATGTGATGCTTGTGAAGGAGCAAAAAGTTATGAGTTAGTACCTTGTTGTGGTGGGTCAAGTATTTTTGTAAACGTATTAACACCTAATGCACTTGTATCAGGTGACACATATTATGTTGTTATATTTAGTGAAGGTACAGTAGTAGAAACTTTTCAATGTTTTACTGTTAACCAGCTTGCTACTTATGATCCATCATATCCTTTTTTAACAGAAGGTCAATTTAGTACTGATGCTGATTGCAATGACACTCCATGTGAAACATTATGTCTTCCATGTTTATGTACTAAATTTAGATTAACTGAGCCTAAGCTAGTACCTACAGTAGTTACAGTAACACTTACTGATTGCGATCTAAATGAATATGAATATGAAATTCCATGGGATGGTTCATGGTCTGACTCAATATGTACTAGATCTTATAAGTTAGGACCTAGACAAGAAGCTGTTACTTTAGGTGAGTGTACAGTATCTATAGAAGATGGTTTAGTATCTGATTGCCCTATTGTTTATGATCTAGTTAACTGTCAAGATAATACAGATAGATTTTGTGTGTCTAATGATTTAGCATATGAACTATCTCAAAATTATGTTTTAGAACTACCTGATAAACCAGGTAAATGCTGGAGAATAGAAGTATCAACAGATTGTACAGTTCCAGCATCTGTACTATATTCAGAATATCATCCTACTTGTATTGAATGTTTAAGTAAGAATGCTGTTAATTATGAATTGATTAACTGCAATACAGGAGACATAGTTGTTTATACAAGCACTGATTTATTTGAATACGTAGGAACAATTATATCTGTACAAGAGTATCCTGATGATTGTTGGTTTGTAAGAGCGCTTACTTCACAAATACCTAGTGATATTACTGTAACATTTACTGATCAATTTCCATCATGTCAAGTTTGTAATAGTCAATATTATTTACTTGAAGATTGTGATATTGATAATCCAGAACCAAACATTATTACACTTACAGATTTATCAGCATACATAACTCCACCAGGACAAGTAGTTACTTTAAATAACTGCCCTGATAAATGTTGGATAGTTAGTGAAACAGATCTTACTGTAGGAGCGCAAACAGTTCATGTTATTGATAATCACTTATCATGTGAAGATTGTATTGTACCTCCAACACCTGTAGTTCCTGATCTACCTGTATATAAAAGCATTAGACCTGGATATAATACTCCAGCATGTACACCTGCACAGTATGAGCGTATTGTATGTAATTTCTCTGAAGGTGTGTATAGACAGATAATGGTTGAAAGATATGGTATTACACCATGTTGTGGAGAAGATGATATTAGATGGGAAATAAGAAATGAAATTGTTAAGCTTAAAGCAATTAAAGATCCTGATTACAACTGTACACAAGCTATCAATTGTGAGTGCACTACATCTAACTCTGCTTTAACACAACAAAATTGTCAAGCACCTAATTAGGATAAGTAAAGAAATTTTAGTATATTATATTATATGAAGCCTACAAATTTAAATAAAGAAACATGCAATCCAATTTCTTCTAATTGCGTTGTATGGCAAGGTCCTGACATTGCATGCATTAATTTATGCAAAGGAGATAGTGTATCTGATGTTGTAGCTAAACTAGCAACAGAATTATGTACTGTACTTGATATACTTAATGTTGAGAACTACGATATAAGTTGTTTTAATCTTACTGCATGTGGGCCTTCTAACTTTGAACAATTAATTCAATTTATCATTGATAAGATATGTGAATTAGAAAATATTACTCCTTCTCCTGATCCAGGAAATAAAGGATGTCCTGATTGTTTAGTTACTGTAGCAGATTGTAAGGATGGTGATGGAAATTATATATTTGTAGATCAACTAGGGCAAACAGCTCAACTTATTGATTATGTACAAGCTATTGCATCTAAGATATGCACACTTGTATTACAAGTAGGGGTAATTGAAGCTACACTTGTAGATTACGGAGATAGAATTACTCAATTAGAATCATACTTTCCTTTACCTGCACCTACAGAAGTAGAGATAGTTCCTGCTTCATGTATAGGAATACCAGCTGTTGATACACCTGTAAGTGTAGTACTAAGTGCATTAAGCACAGCATTCTGTCAATTAGTTGGTGCTACTGGTACTACTGCAGAATTGATTAATGCTTACCTATCACAGTGTGTTACTGATGGTGACCTTCGTAAAGATGGTGGTGGTACAATGAGTACACTTCCAGGATGGTTTTCTGCTCCTGTACTAAATGTAGCTGAATCTATTACTAACCTATGGTTGACAGTATGTGATTTAAGAGATGCACCTGTAGTAAGCTTGGCAGTTACAGATACACAAAGCGTAGATCTTACATTATCTGCAGGACCTGCATATACTTTATCTGCTGCAGTGGTAGATACAGGGTGGGAATACCTTAATGGTTTTGGATATTACCAAGGATCTCAATCAACATCAAGACCACAATGTAGAAGAATTGGTAATGTAATTTACTTTAGAGGTATTGTTACTATTCCTTTAAGCTCTACAGCTGATGGTGCAACATTAGTTCCTTTAACAACTACTACACTTTATAATGGTCAAGCTGTACCATATACGTATGGAGATCTAACAGGTACACTTCCTAATGGAACTTTACTTGATGCAAATGGTGCTGTTATATTTAATAATAACGCTAACTGTATTCCTACATCTGTGTGGAATGGAGCTTTAGACAATCTATATAGTTTAGGATGGGTTGTTGCTACAAGACAAATAAATGTTAATGTATCTTATGGTGCAGCTTTATCTGCAACTTTAAATATCTCTATTGATGCTGGTGGTTTACTAAGAGCTGTAGTAGTTAAAGATATTGAACTTAGTCAAGCAAGAAGTAGTGGTATGAGAGGTACTTCTCAATTAAGATTGATAAACACAAACATCAGATCAGGAGAAGTTATACCTAACTTCATTGATATTGATACTGATATACATAATTTACCAGCAGCAGGTATTTCTCCACTTGTTGCAAGTAGTCAGTTTACAAATCAAGGTGGAACACCAGTAGCATCATTAACATGGCCTTTTAGCTGTGATTCAGGAGAGGAAACTCAATTAGGAGGATTTACTTTTAGATTAGATACATTAACTGCTTTTATAGCGCCTTAATATTATAGACAATGGCATGTACAAATTGCGGATGCAAAAATAAACCATGTGGATGTGAAGATGGTCCACTTACTACTCCAGCTCCATGTAACCCTATAGGGTGTCCTGATCCATATCCATGTAGTGAAGTAATAGATGCACAATGTGTTTTATATTCTGGAGATCCAATTATTTGTGATCAAGATACTGTAGTAGATACAGGTGATACTGTAGCAGATGCTTTAAATCAAGTTGTTGATTATTTCTGTGGTCAATCTACTGCATGTTGTCCAACATTTGCTGTAGACATTAATAAAGCAAATATTGAAATCTATAGATTAGATTCAACTCTTACAAATGGTACAGGACCTTTTACTTATGAGTGGACTGTAGAACAAAATGAGTTTCCAGGATTAGCTTTTACTGGCTCAACTACATCAGCAAATGTTACACTTGAACCTGTTCCTAATAATTATATTGATGCACCTGCTACTAGTGGTTTAATATATCAAGTATTAGTTAAAGTAAAAGTTACTGATTCAGCAGGGCAAATAGCTACGGCTTATTACAATGCAGTTTATATAGCTTTTGTTTAAGATATATCGCAGTTTGTTGGTTTAATCTGTGATTGACAAAGGAACCCTGGGATTTATTTCTCAGGGTTTTTCATATTTGTTATATTTGCTATTATAGATTATTTTTCGTATATTACTATTATAGTATGGCTAGAGAATTTAAGAAACCTGATGTTAAAGGACCAAGATTCAGAGAGAAGAGTGTCCACGTATTAAACATTGCCTTGTATAAAAGGTTTAAAGAAAAGTTTCCTGAATATGATATATCATATGCAGATTTTAAAAAAGTCATTCATACCTATAATACAAAGTTATCAGAAGGTATTATAGAGTACAGAGATGGTGTTGAGTTACCTGAAAGCTTAGGTTATATCTTTATAGGTAGCTGTCCTACTTTAACAAAACGTTTAAATGTTGATTACAAAAAGTCTGCTCAGTATGGTGTAGTTACTACACACAAGAACTGGGATAGTGATAATAAAGTAATGAAGATATTTTTTACAAACAATGAGGTAAAATACAAGATACAGAATAAGCAAATCTGGGTGTTCTTACCTAATAGAGAATTTAAACGTAAGGCATCTAAGAACTATATTGAAGACTATAATAAGTACATTATGGTTAACAATAATAAAAAGATATCAATGATGTTTAAGGAAAGCATCCAAAAGCGTAAAGAAAGCATGAAGGAGTTAAAGATTGCTTCAGAAGGATATAATGAATTTGATTTATAGATATGACAACTATTAACGATGCAGTATCTAGGGTAAGAAACACTGTTAAGGCAGTAAAGGAAGATGTATTCATGACAGATAGATATATCTATTCTGTTATTATAAAATATGCAAAGCTCCTTATCCGTAGACAAGACAATGAAAGTAAGATCTTCATGGTACAAAGTTTATTTAAAACTTTACCATGTGTAGAGCTTATTGACATAGATAGAGTAGAAGCCTGCTGTGAAGGTATCAAATCTGGATGTACAATTAAAAGAACTAAAGATCCACTACCTGGTTTACTTGATGGAGCTTATGGGCCTATTATTAGAACTGTAACATCAATAGATGGATCTAACATAGTATATAAAACATATCCTACTGCATATACCAGGTTGACACATTCATCAGGATTTAAGAATAACAAGAGTAAATACTATTGGTATCTTAACGGTTATCTATATGTTCCTAATGTTGCATGGGATGCAATCAGTGTAACAGCACTATATGAAGATGATACAACCTTGTATACATGTGATGCTAAAGATGATTGTTCTTTAGCTCAAGATAGACAGATGCCAATACCTGATTATTTATTTGCAGAGATTGAACAGTATGCTTTAAAAGAATTATTAACTGCTGGACAAATTCCTGCAGATACTTCTGATGATTCACAAAATACATTTAGATAATGAGCGGCTTTAATTATACACTTAGATATAGAACCTTTGATGATCTCATAGCTGATGTAGCTATGGACTTTCAAAAGTTTGATATAGAGAACATGATTCTACCTCAGCAGTTAATTAAGATTGCTAAGAAGGTAAATTATGATTTAGGTTTAAGAATCTATCAGACAAAAGAAGTTATCTTAGATATAGAAAAGGGTAGAGCTAAGCTTCCTGATAACTTTAATGTTTTGAATTTTGCTTTACTATGTGGTGAACATGAGGAGAAAGTTCTTCTTCCTCAAGGTACTCACGTAGAGGAAAGATATCTTGCACCTGATTACAAATGGCAACCATCTACTATTGATACATGTTCTCTTCAAGTAGCAACTCCTAAATGTCAAACATGTAATGCTAGTACTGATCCATGTAATTGTAAAGTACCTACACCATGTGTACAGTTAGACTGTAAGGGTAATGAATATGCATTAGTACAAACATTATCTTATGCTACAAGAACCTACAAATTTCTTAGACAGATTACAATGTTGGCTAATCCAATGTCTATCGATTGTGATTGCCCTAATCTTTACTGGGGTAGCCCTTTTACTGGTTGGATTCAAGATGGTTATGTATATACTAATTTTCCTCATGGAAAGTTGTATCTTAACTATCAAGGTATGCTTGAAGATGATAATGGTAACTTACTTGTACCTGATCACGAAAAGCTAAATGAATACTACGAGTATGCTCTTAAGAAAAGAATACTTGAGAACTTAGTTATGAATGGTGAAACTGTTACTCAAATGCAAGTACAGTTAGTAGAAGATGGCTATAGAAGAGCACGTGTTGATGCTAAGACAATAGTGAACACACCAAACTTTGCTGAACTTAAGAAGCTATTTGAATCTAATAGAAAAGCACAGTACTTCAAGTACTACGACATGTTTAGAAGTACTCCTGGTCCTTATGGATCTTTTAGAGGGATTTAATAATACTGCACAATGGCTAAAACAAGAAGAGGAGCTAATCAGGATACTGATGATATAAAAGCTCAGGGGTTTACAAAGAATCTAGTAGAAGACGTAGATAACTATCTAGTAGATGATAACTCATGGACTCAAGCTAGAAATGCTATCAATAACTCTAAGACAGGGGATATAGGATCACTAGGTAATGAAGCATCTAATAAATTCTGTATTGCAATAACATCAGATGGTACACCTACTGGCTCACCTTTGTCTATAATTGGTGCTATACACATTAAGGCAGATGCGTTTGTGATATACAGTACTGATGATAGTAACCATGAAATAGGGATATTTAAGGAAGACTCTTGTGAATACTTCAAGCTTGTTGGTGCTCAGTGCTTAAACTTCAGTAGAGCTAATCTTATTACTGGTGTATCTAAACAAGACTTTCAGTGTAGATGGAATGTTTATTGGTCTGATGGTGTTAACCCTGATAGAATCATTACAATAGATGTAGACAATCCTGCTAACAACGCCTATACTAATATTGATTCTCCTATACCATGGATACAGATTGATACTACTCCTTCAGGACCTTGTAGTACACTTGAGAATACTCCTAACCTAGATTGTGATAAATTACGATTAGAACCTCTTACAGTACAGCCTTGTCTAAGAGTAGAAAAAGGTACAACAGGTGGAACTATACCTAATGGTTCTTATTACGTAGTAGTTGCTTACTCTGTACAAGAGCAACGCGTTACAGATTACTACATACCATCTAATATACAACCGCTGTTTATTCATAGGAATGTATCTTCATCATTAGATATTTACTTTGATAGACTAGATACTGATCAATTTGATCAATTTGAATTAGTACTTGTACAGTTCTTTAATAATCAAACTGTTGCTTCTAAAGTAGGTAACTATAGTACTAGACAATCAAAGATTACTATAGACTTCATAGATACTACATGGCCACAAATATCTCTTAATTCATTAACTATAAGAACACCTATAGCTGATAAATCAGATGGTATATTTGAAGCAGGTCCTTATATGTTACGTGTAGGTCCTACAGATAAGTTTGATTTTAACTACCAGCCTTTAGCTAACCAGATAGTTACTAAGTGGGTTAATGTTGAATACCCTGAAAACTATTACCGTACAGGAGGTAATAACGTAGGTTACTTACGTGATGAAGTATATACGTTCTTTATACGTTGGGTATATAATACAGGGGACAAGTCTGTTTCTTATCATATACCTGGAAGACCTGCATTTAGTACATTAGCTGGAAGTCCTACATGGAATAACCCTGACCTTCCTGGACCTGCATTAGAAAAAAATTCTATAGCAGGAATAAATGATATTACAAATGCTGAACCTGAAATAGTTGCAGGTGATCCTGTTGGTAGTATATTAAACTGGCAAGTACATAATACTGCCATTGTTACATCTACAGCACAAGTAGCACTACCTGATGGTGGTATACAAGTAGCTGAAGGATACATGGGTTACTGGGAGTCACTAGAAATATATGATGATAACAGTCCTGATGTATGGAATGCATCCTCAAATTGCTGGTCAACACTTACTCCTTGGACAGTACCTTGTCCAGGTACTCCTACACCACCAATACCTTATTCTAATACAGATTATGTAGACTATGATTTATGTGGTAAACCAATTAGACATCATAAGTTTCCTGATAATGCAACTGATACTTCTCCTGCAAGATTAACTAATCACTTTGCTGAAGGAGGAGGGACTGTTAGAATAATGGGTGTTAAGTTTGAAAACGTAAGAGTACCTGTAGACAATGACGGTAATGCTATTACCAATATTGTAGGATATGAAATTCTACGTGGCTCACGTAATGGTCAAGAAACTATTGTAGCTAAAGGTATGGTTAACAATATGTTTGAGTATAAAATTGATGATGGTGATAACGATGCTAGCACAAACTTAATTACTAAAAGAACAGGGTTAATTCCTAACTATCCATATAATGATTTAAGACCTGATCCATTTATTTCTAAAACACCAGTAAGTTTTGAACCTGTATCAGGTAATAGTGGCCCAACATACAATGATGATAACTATAGAGGATACGAACCTTTAGATACATATAGTCAAGATAACTTTACATTTCATTCACCTGATACACAATTTACAGATCCTTTTCTTGGTGCTACTGAATTTAAGATATATGGTGAACTAAATGGATTAGCAGAAGGTGCCTTTGGATTTCCTGATAAACATCCTAAAAATAAATTAGTAACAGATGTAGCATTCATATCATCTGCATTAATAGGTACTGGTATTGCTTTATTAGCAATAACAGAAAAAAGAGATCAAGTTCAAGTTACACCTCAAGCAATTAACTTAGGTGGTACATGGACGCCTGCTGCAGGATTTCAACCTAGCCCTGTTGCTGTACCTGGTCAGGGATTATTAGCTCAAACATATTTTCAAGGTGTTCCAGGATTAGTACCTGGTGCAGATGAAATTGAAGAACTACAAGCTGAAATAGATGCATTAACTGCAATTGCTGCAATAACACCTTTTCCTGCAAACTTGGCAATACAAGCAGCAATAGCAGCTAAAACTGCACAATTAAATTTAATATTATCAGGACAATATCAAACACCTGGAATGTTAAGTGGATATTCTACCACCACATTTTCTAATACGCCTGTTGCAGCATTAAATTTGGGTCTTCTTAGTAAACCAATTATGTTCTATAACTACTTAGTAGATGGAATTGATTCAACATTAAGATTATTAAAAGCAGCTAGCAAATTTGAGCAATATGCATTACAGTATAATTCACATTGTCAGTATACTTCATTTGTATTACCTCAATCCATTAACAAGAGGACAAGTATAAATGATGCAAGATATCTTGAACCATATATACAAGACTTTAGAGCAAATTATAGAGTAAATAATTTATTTAGATCTAGATCTGTTATAGTTCAGACTTATCGTAAAATGCTAGATCCTCTTACTGAAGACAATACACGTGTTACAGTAGGGTATGCTGACATGAGAGATTCTCAAGGTAACGCGTTATCTGATGCAGATAAGTTTAAAAGACCACAGACTCCTTTTAATTCAACAGCATCCTCCCACTATGTAGGATTAAAACTGCGTAATAGAAATCAATATGGCAGAATTGAATCAGTTATACAAGTTCCTGTTTCAACATGTAGTGTAGATAAAACTATTAATCAGACAGGTGTACTATTTAATGGAGATACATATGTAGGTAGATATACAGAAAAGAATACAATGTTCTTTTTCTATAACTGGATGTATAGCCAACCTGATGGTTCTGAATACAACTACAGAATAAATAAAATGATACCGCATACTACTTACTGGATGGATACAGAAGAGTATGACTATTCAGAATTTATTCAAAGTTTTGCTACAGCTTTTGGTAATCTAATTAGTGATCCAGGATCCTTTTTATCAACATTTGTAACTCCATCTGATAAAAGCTGCCTTGATAGACAACCTGGACTTGCAAATTATTTAGAATCGCCTAATGGTGTATTTATAGTAAGAAGAGCATTCATGTACTTGTTTAATTCTGGAGTACGTGACTTCTATGTAGAGTCAAGTATTAATGTTGATCTACGTGATTGGGGAGAACCACTATTTGAAAGATTCTATGACCCATATGAATTTACAGATCTAGGGCAGCTCTTTAGCACTGACATAATTAAATCAGGTAACTACTTTAAGTATGATTTCAGTCTTAGCATAGATAAGCTTTTTAATAGTCTGATACCATGGGGTAGTACACACCGTCAAGATTATAACCCGCGTATTTCAGAAGCATGCTATGTATACAGACCTAATAGAGTAATCTATTCTCTACCTCAATCATTAGAAAGTAGAAAAGATTATTGGAGAGTATTCTTGCCTCTTAACTATAAAGACTTTAGAAGTAAAGTAACTACAATTAAGAATATAAATCTTAATGGTGCTTTGATTCTATTTGAAGATGAATCACCAGTACAGTTCCTTGGATCTGAAAATCTAACATTAGGTGCAGGTACAAGAGTAACAATAGGAGATGGTGGTTTATTTTCACAAGCTCTACAATATATGGATAACTCTGATAGACCATATGGTTATGGTTCTTGTCAGAATAGAATGTCTGTTGTATCTACTCCTACAGGTATATTCTATATATCACAAAATCAAGGTAAGATATTTGCTATAGGTGGAAAAGGTATTCAAGAGATATCTTTACCTGGTCAACTAAAATGGTGGTTTGCACAATACCTACCATATCAATTGACTAATTACTTCCCTGACTTTGAACTTATAGATAATCCACTAATAGGTATAGGTTGTCAATCAATATATGACAATGAAAACATGCTTATGTATTTCTGTAAGAAGGATTACATACTACGTCCTGACTCTCCATTTACTTTAACGTATTTAAGACGTAATATATTTAGAGTAGAAGAAACAGGTTTAATTGTAGAATTAGGTGATCCTGCATATTTCCAAGATGCATCATGGACTATAAGCTATGATCCTAAAATGGGTCAATGGATTTCATACCATGACTGGCATCCTACATATCTAATACCAGGTAAGAATACATTCATGTCTGTAATGAATAATTCTGTATGGTTACATAACTATTTGTGTGACTCTTACTGTAATTATTACGGTACTGATTATCCATTTGAGATAGAGTTCCAATCAGATACTGTACAGCAGATGACAACTATGCGTAGCCTAGAATATCAATTAGAATGTTATGAGTATGCTGATAACTGTCATGATAGATATCATAATCTTTATTTTAACTTTGATGAATGTATAATCTACAATTCTGAACAGTGCTCAGGTTTGCTAAAGCTAAATCTTATGCCAAGTAATGATACTGTACATGTAGTAACATATCCTATTATTAATCCTAACTCAATAGATATCCTTTACTCTAAAGTAGAGAACAAGTATAGATTTAACCAATTCTGGGATATAACTAATAATCGTGGTCAGTCTATACTTGCTACAGAAACAATATTCTTAACTGAACCTAATGGTTACATCAAGAATCTTAATCCAGCTAACCTGAACTATAGTAAGTACCCAACTGAAAGAAAAAAGTTCAGACATTATAGAAATGTAGTTCTTTTGCGTAGATTAGTATCTGGCAATGTAAAAATGTTATTTAACATTGCTAACGTTAAAAACCTTAATTCACCTAGGTAATGTATAATAAGTCCCAACTGTCTAGAGACAAAAAGAATGCAAGGAAGCAAGTAGCTATGCCTAATCCATTTGGTAAAGATGTACCTTATGTAAAACCTATTGTTTCTCAAGAAGGTTTTAAACAAGGTCCTCCACCTGCAGATAGTAAATATAGAATTATGGGTGAAGACGAAAGTACAACACTTTATAATCCTACACCTTATGCTATTGCTGTAGAAGGACCTAATGGATCAAAGGATATACTTAATCCTTTTGATACAACTCTACGTAAATACAATGAACCTTACATGGATGAGGAGGAGTATCAAGACGGTGGTGAATACATGGATCTTACAGATGAAGAGATTGAACAGTATAGAGCAGGTGGGTATATAGTAGATGACTTATCCCAACAAGATAATGGTGGTGTATATTCTCAAGACATACCTTATCCACCTAAACATAATCCAGCTAACTCATTTGCAGTAAATGATCCTAGATCTATGCAGAAAGGTGGAGTTAAACCTATATATGTAACTAATCCTAAAGATCCAAGACTTTTAGCTAGTCAAGATAGTACAATTAGAGCACAATTGAGTCATTTTATGATGAAATATGCTGACGACTTAATTGCAGCAAAAACGCAAGATCAAAAAAGAAAAGTAGCACAAAAACTTCTACAAGATCAAAAAAAATATAAATTTGGTGAGAAAGCTGAAGGAGCTTTTAAAAGACATCCTGATTGGAAAGGAAAAGATATATCAAGTAGATACGCAAAACCATGGTATGATTTTACTACTGTAGAAGATGATTTAAGACTTGATGATGCACATGCAATACCTTATAAAGGAAGATTGTTTAGCGGTCTTTCTGACTATCCAGATGAATTATTTCCTTTTCCAAAACAACCTGTATATCTTAAAAAACCAGATAGTACTAAACCTACAACTTCAGGTAAACCTGTTAGTTCTACTAAACCACAATCTAGCCAGTCATCGCAAAATCAAAAAGCTAAGATGGTTCAAGTTAATTACCCAACAAGTAATTCTTCTGAAATAAACAGGATTGATGAAAATGGAAAACCAGTTACAGAAAAAGTGTATTATGACTTTCCAGAAAATATAGATAAATCATTAAGCTTTACTCCACCACCTATCAATGATGATTTAGAATTTGAACCACCAGTTGAAGCACAATCAACTAATCCTGATCCATGGAATGATATAGAACCAACTAAGAAATATCCTAAGTTATATTTACCTAACTATAGAACAGGTGTATGGAGTGCTACAGGTAGAATTAATCCAGAAGAAAAAGCAAAACAGTTTAAACAGCTTGATTTGCAAAATGAGTATGGTATTAGCTCTTTTGAAGAAGGTGGTTCTATAATGGATCTTACTCCTGAAGAAATCAAAAAATATCAAGATGCAGGATTTGTGGTAGATGTATTACCAAAAGCTCAGCTTGGTTTAATAACATCTCCTTTTAAGTTACCTGCAGACGTTAAACATCCAATGCAAGTATCACCTAACAAACCAACAGTAAAAAGAACAGGAAGAACATATGATGCATTGAATGATGTAAAACCAACAGTAGCTGAATCAACTAAACCAAATATTGCTCCTGTAGATAAAAATATTACAGAAAAAGCAATTGCTCAAAAAGCTGCAGAAAGAAAAATAGTAGCAAAAGAAATAAAAAATAGTCCTATGCTTACAAAAGAGCAAAAGGCTGAAATACTTATGAGTCCACAAAAGCTAGATGAAAACATTTATCTTGCTTATCAGAAAGAACCTGAAACATTAAAAGCAGCAAAAGAATATTCTACTATGGATAAGATAGAGAATATAGTAAGGAACCCATTAGTAGCTGCTACTTATGCGATGCAACCAGGTGACTTCAATATGCCTATGAACTATAGTGAGTTTGAAAGAAGTCCTGAATATGATGATCCGCTATGGAATAGAAATGCAGTAGGACAAGCTGCAAACTTTGCAAGATATTTTACTCCTGTTGGATTAGCAGCAAGTCTTATGGATAATGCAATATATACAAGAGATGATATAGAGAAAGCTTTAGAATCAGGAAAAGCAGAAGATTGGAAACAAGCTGGATACTCAGGACTTAATACTGCTTTAGATTTAATAGGATCAAGATACATAGGAAATAGTGGCAGGTTATTAAATACAGGAGAACGAGCTACTCTAAATGCTATGAATACTAGCAACAGATTAGGATTAAATTCTGGTGTAAATAATTATTTAAGCACAAGAGTATTTCCTAATATAAGTTCTCAAGTTGTAAGAAGTGCAGACAACCTGCCTATAACTAGATTGTTTCCACAAATAAACCCTAGCGCTGCAACTTATAATCCTTTATCAAGAACTTTATATAATCAAGCAGTAACTGCAGGGAATGTTCAAAATGCTTCTCAAGCAGTTAGGGAAAGCTTACCTGCAGCAACTAGTAATTTTGAATCTGCTATAGATTGGTCTAACTGGAATCCGCAAACTTTAAAGCATCCTGAACTTATTAATGAATACAATGCTATAGAAGAAGCTAGTAAAGCTAATGGAACATGGATGAAAAATCCAGATGGATCTGAATATATAGCTTCTAAAGAAGCTTTAGATAAAGGACTCGCTGAGCATGAATTTATTATGACTCAGAGTAAACGTTTTAAAGAATCTTATCCTGAAGGATTTGAAACAATGCATAGAGGATATTCTTATAATAATTTTGAAGAATTAGCAAAACAACATCCAGAAGGAAGAAGTGTATTTGGAGGAGACCGTAATATTGGAATGCATTATGCAAGTAACAATCCAGAACGATTACATACAGTAATACATCCTAAAAGCACAAATTCATTGGAATTTGAAGATGCTAATAGTTGGAGAGAAATTGGAGTAGATCCTAACTTAGGTATTCAAAATACATGGGAAGGGAAGCCTGGAGCATTTAGATCAGGTTTTTATAAAGATCCAGTTACTGGAAAAATGACAAAAGGACAATATGTAAGTACTGACGATTTAGCTAGTCATCTTGAAAAGAATAAACTAAACTATGCAAAAATTAAAGATCTTTTTGATGGCGTACAATCTGACTATGTTACTATTTTAAATCAACAACTAGGGAATTATGCAAAAAGCTTAGTAGGTAATGTAGGCTTTTATGATTTAAATAATCCTAATATTTACGATAATATTCTTGAAACTATTGCAAAAGGAGAATATAAGTTTCAAGATGGTGGTATTAAAACATTACCTGAAGTTACCGTAACACCTGCTGGATATAAAGGACCTACTAATTTAGATCCAATATTAGCTAATGCTTTACTTAATATACCACAAGTACAACAAAATATTGCATTAGCAAAAGGTAAAGGTCCTACAGTACAAGGAGCTAAAGCTATTAAGTCAGCAAAACGTGCACAAGACAAAGCTAAGTTTAATGAATATGCAAATAATCAAATGCTGGCTAAAGCAGACTGGGAAAGAAGATCATCAGGTGCAGCACAACCAGTAGATGAAGTATGGCAATTACCACTAGGACTTAGAGCTCTTGGTACTATAGGTGCAATTGATATTCCTTATTTAGGAGCATCAGTAGGTGAATTAGCTAATCTAGGTGCTATTGGTTATGGAACAACAGAATTACCTGGTACAGCTAAATCATGGTATGACTATGGAAAAGGAGATGTTAGCTTAAGAGAAGCTTTAGGTAAAACAGGATTGAATGCATTAGATTTCTTAGGAGCACGTACAGGGTATAATACTGGAAAAAATCTTATTGGAACAGAACGTGGATTAATGTCTATAGGTAAAGGATTTAAACCTGCTACTCTTACTAGAGAAGAAGCAATGGCTAACTTAAGTAACCCTGAATTATATAATGCATTAGATAGGCGTACTGAACTAATTAGTAGAGATCCTGCCTTTGCATTTAGTAAAGATGCAAAAGAATTAGGCTTAAGAGGTATAGGTGAAAATGTAGATTTTAGACGTTCTCAAAAACTTGTTAAAGCAGTAAATGATGAAGTAGAAAGGTTACAAAAACTTTATGACAAATCAGGTACATCCTTTATGGGTAAACGTATTAATAAAGATAAAGCACTTGCAAATGAATTATTAAATGCTACATCTAATAAAGTTAAAACAAATTATGAAGTAGATCAGTTTTGGAAACAACGAGTTGCAGATAGATTAAGATTACCTATAAATTTAAAATCTACAAATAAAGTTGGTGAAGGAGCCTTTACAGAAGTTTACCCAACTACATTTGATAAGAACACACTTGTTAAAATAGGTAATGTTCCAGTATTTGAAACTCCTGAAACAATGCAACATATTGTTAATGTAGGAAAAGAATTAAATAACCCGCGTCTTGGACTTCCTTATAAAGCTGTAAATTTTGGTGAACCATACAGAGCATGGAATACAGATACACAATCAGAGTTTTTTAAACCATCTAGATTATATGCACAAATAATGCCTAGAGTACCTGGTAGACCAGGTATACCATTTAATCCTTCTCAACAAGCTGTTGAAGAATACATTGATATGATAAAGGAATTAGAAAAGAGAAATATACATCTTGACTATGTAAATCCACAAAATACAATGTATGATGATGCAACAGATCAGTTTTCTATTATTGATGTCAACACAACTCCATATGATGATAATTATTTTCTAGATATAGTAAATAATGCAAACAACTGGGAAAGTGAATTGCGTAAAGTATATAAAGATGCAATGCGCGCTCCTAATACTGCATCTGAAAGATTTAAAGCAAAAGCTGATAAAACTATAAGAACTCCATTAAACTTTAATGAAGAATTTGGCACAGGTGGATCTTATGTAGATAATCAGATGGTACATTTTCAACCTGGTGGTAGTTTAAATAAACGGATACTAAAAAGATATCCAGGTATGCAGAATGTATACGGGGAACAAGGTGAAAACTTAAATATTATAAAGGATCCTAATTTTTCACCAAGTGATTCAGGAGTTCCTTATGGAGATATTGAATTTATACATCCTGGCACAGGTAAGGTAACTTATTTAGCAGAGGATCCTGCTAACGATGTTATATATCAAAGTCCTACTCCTGATAAATATACAGCAGTTTATAATCCTAGAGGAGCTAATAAACATGATGTGTTCTTAGATATGATGCATGGTATGCGTAATGATCCAGAATACATGAAGTTATTAGATGAATTTAAAACTGAGTCTAAAAAATCTAGAAGTAATTCAATGGATCATTGGTATAATTATGATGTAGAAAATTATAATTATACAGATGGTAGAGAGGCTTGGGATAATAATTATATAGATGGTTTAGTAAGAGCGCACTTAGCTAAAAAAGGAATGGGTAGACATAGTTTTGGTGCTAAAGATTATAAAATGGAAAGACAAGGGTCTACTCCAGAAATGTATAATGCTGCTGATAACATTTACAAATACCTTAAAGGTAAACAAAATGGTGGTAATACTGATCCAGGTAACAATGCTCTAGAACTACATATGTTCTATGATAAAGATGTTTATAAACAAGATGGTGGTCAATATTTAAATTTAACAGATACAGAAATAGAGGAGTATAGAAAAGGCGGCTATGTAGTAGAAGAATTACCAACAGCACAATTTGGTATGAATTTTAAAAATAGAATTAAAAAAGTTTTTAATCAAGAACCTACATACCCAACTAATCAGCAATTATCTCAATTTTTAAATCCAGAATATCAAAGAGTAACTGAAGGACGTGAAGTAACACTTAAACCTAGTGAAGAACAATTAAGCTCAACATATAATGACTTTATGTATAGTAAAGCAGAAGCAGAATCTGATCAAATATCTAAAAGAGCATCAGATTGTTTTTCAGAAAGTGGGTATAATTGTGCTCAATCAGCATTTAGTTATTATGATAAATACGTAGCTCCAAAATTACCTGGTGGTAAATCATCATGGCAACTTAAAGAAGCTGCAGGAATGTCTAGTGGTAAAGAAGGAGCTAACCCTTCATATAATGAAGCAGGTGAATCATGGGATAGCTGGGATTTAGCTGGTGGATTTAAAAGAAAACAAGGTAAATTATTTTTTACAGCAAAAGATAATAATAACAGACCTCTCAATGATAAGTTTAAAGATATGAATCAGACTCAAATAGAACAATATTATAGAGATCTAAAACTTCCTATTGGAACTATTATAAATGGAGGAGGAGCTGATGATGATGATTCTTTTAGAACAATGGCTGGTGATACTGGTAAAGGGTATAACACTGAACAAGGTTTATCTGCAAGTAACCATACAACTATAGTTGTAGGATATGATAGATACGGTACTCCTTACATTTTTGATGAAGGTAAAATACATTCTATTGCAGATCCAAAGGCATTAGTTAATATTATGGGTATAACGAATGTCATAACACCTAAAGAAAATATTGGTTATACGTATGACAAAATAAAAAAAGGAAAGACCTGGAATCAAAAAATTGACAAGCTATCTTTAAATCTTCCTGGCACAGGTAAATTGATATCTGATATAGATGAAATGAAACCATTCATGTCTCAACTTGAAAAAAACAAAACACAAATGATGAATACATTTGGATTGACAAATGATGAATATGATGAATATGCAAAACGAGCTGTTGCAACTGCTTTAACAGAAACTAAAGGAGGTATGGATTGGGGAACATTTCGTTATGGTATAGTACCTTCATATCTTACAGATAAAATGGGAATTGGCGAGTCTCAAGGAATTACTCAAATAAATCCAGAAGCTGCAATATGGGGACATACAAAGGATTCAGGTACTGATTGGGAATATAGAAATCCTGGTCTTGTAAAAAAATTAGACGAATTAGGTATTTCTGAATTTAACTATGACCCATGGAATCCTAATCATCAAGCAATTGTTACAATGGGATTACTCCAAGAAAATAAAAAATTAGCTGATATAAAATTTAAAGAAGTTAAAGGAAATAATGAAAAACTTTCTGACCCAGCTAAAGGTTATTACATGTGGAATTCACCTAGAACGGTATACCAGGGAGAAGCACAAGGAGATAATATAAATGTTAAACGTTTTATGGAATACTATGACATGCTCAATATGGTTAATAAAAAGGAAGGTGGTGATGTAAAATATCTTACACAACAAGAGATAGATGTCCTTAGAGCGAAAGGCTACCGTATAGTAGAAGAGTAATAAATCTGCTATGTTTAGGTAATAAATATTATTTTTACTATATTATACATTATACACTGTAAGTTATGTCACAGAAAAAACGAGTTCGCGTATATAAACCAGGGGGTAATGTAGCTCCTTTTGTAGATACAGATCACTTTTCAAATTACTTTTTTGAAACAGGAGGTCCTGTAGATCAAGGTATGCAACAAGCACCTATGCAACAAGGACAAGATCAATCACAAGATCTACAAAATGTTTTGATGATGTATGCGCAATCAAAAGGATTAGCTGAAGAAGAAGCACAACAGCTATTCCAAACTGTATTGAATATGCAACCAGAAGAACAAGCTCAAGTATTAGCAAAAATACAAGCAGAGCTTACTCAAGGAATGGATGCTAACCCAATGCTTGAAAGAGGTGGTTATATCAAACAAACTAAAAAACTACTTAATAAAAAGATTGGTGGTATTAGTCCTAATGCTACAAAAGATAATGTAATTGGAAGTAGAAAAGCAATTGTTGAAAATGCAATTGGAGATTACATGATGAGAAATATCAATGATGAAGTTGCAAATCAACAGATGCAGGAATTGCAACAGATGCAGCAACAGTATCCTACTTATGACATAGGAGGGATTACAGGTCAATGGTATGGTGGTGGTATGGGTAATGCATACAATGAAGACTATCAGAACAGAAGACAAGGAATGCTAAGCGATGTAAATGAATTTCTTGATAACGCTAATGACTGGTATAGTAATATAACACCTAACTTTTCAAAAGGAGTTAAAGTTAAAACTAAAGGTCCTATGTTTGGATTAAAGAATGGTGGGTATATCCCATCATATCAAGATGCTGGTACTACTAATAAAACAGGTACTACTAATCATACCTATGTGGAACCTAAATATGATAATGCATTTATTGATTTAAATATTCGTGAAGAAGATTATGCAAATGCTAAAAAAGCACAAACAGCAGGTAATGCAACATCTGAACAATTAAGTACTATAAATAGAATAGAATCATATCCAAATAATAAAAGTGCTAATAACACTACATCTACAAATACTAATAATACAACTACATCTAATGGTAATCTTAATGGATGGCATGGAAATGTATTTTGGCAAGATGGTAGAGCTGTTACTACTCTAGCAGATTTAGGTGTAGCAGGTGGCGGTAATGGGTTTGATTATAATAGTCTATTTACACAAGGTAAACATTTTGTTCCTGCTAATCAAATGGCTAACATCTTTACTCAACAAGGAATAAGTAGATTAGCAAATACGTTTAAAGGAATGCAACCAGATGATGTATATCTATCTAAAGCAAAAGCTAAGATGGGTCCTTTTGGTGCTAAAGCAGTTCTTAAGTGGGAATATGGTCCTGATGGTAAACCACGTCAAGTAGCAGGTACAGATGAAGATAATCAATCATCATCTAGATTCCCAACTATAGGTGGTAATAACATCATAGATAGAACACGTGCTAGAATACAAAGTATGCGTACACCTAGTACAGGAGGAGATATTCCAGTAGAAATTGACACACCTGTTCCTAATGCTACACCTTCTGCTGCATCTATGCAACCATCTACACCTATATACGCTAATCCTGCAACTTCAACTCAAGGAGCACAATCAATATCTAATATAGCAAATCAAGGAATAACGGGTAATTATTCAGATGTTAACAATCCTAATTTTTATCAGAATGAGGAAGGTCAAACTCCTTTTATGCCTATATCTGAAAGTCAACTTCCTATAATGCCAGGATTTGAATATGGTGGTATGCCTAAAGCTCGTGCAGGTAAAATGGTTATTAAACCTGGAGGATATAATGTTACTGGTCATCACTTTGCTCCTTTTATTACTAGTCTAATGGATATGGGTTCATCTATGTTAGAAATGCCACCAGAAAATGAAGCAATGCTAACTGCTGATGCTCAGGTTCCTACAATGTATAATTCTTCAGGAAGTAGAGGATCTCATACAACAAAAGGAGCTTTTCCTATTGAACTGACACCGCACCTAAAACCATTAAATGAAGGAGATAGATTTGCACAAGGTTATTATGAAGGACCATATTTTAGTAAGTATGGAGGTAATACATATGAAGCTGGAGGTATGACTGGTAACTTTGAAGAAGGTCAATACTATGATTTAGATGAAGATGCTATTAATGATATCGTAGCTAACGGAGGTACAATTAAATACATTAATGAATGAAAC